AGACAAAGTTGAAGCATTTATCCATCAAACAGCCCAAGAGGACGGAAAAGGTGTAACTATCCGTATGGAGCAAGAGCCGGGCTCTTCAGGTAAGGCACTTATTGACCAATATGCACGATACGTGGTGCCGGGTTGGGATTTACAGGGTATTCGTTCATCGGGAGACAAAGAAACGAGGGCGAGACCATTCGCAGCCGCTGTCGCTAACGGCAATGTTCGTTTGGTTAGAGGAAAATGGATTACTGACTGGTTGGATGAAGTCTCATCTTTCCCAGAGGCTTGCACCCATGACGACCAAGTTGACTCCGCCGTCGGAGCGTTCACATTTTTGACTGGTTTGGGGTTGCCTCAACGGAGGAAAGCCGTTATCATCGTGTGAACTAAACCTAGTTCCCGAAAGGGGAAATATGGAATCTAAAGACCTATTAGAACTTACTGAATTTCGTAAAGCAATGATTGCCGTTGGCGATAAGGCTTTACAGAACCTAGAGCAAGATGATGAGCAATTATGGTGCGATACGCTTGTGTTGCTTCATGCGATAAAAGGCGATATTTCGGCGATTTTTACACAGTTTTCAAATCTTTTTGCTGAGAAAATTGAACTCTCAGAATACCAATCCTCCAACGGACAATTGATTGAAAAGAAGTCGGCATTTGACCGCAAGGGATGGAGACACGAGGACATTGCTTCTGAAGTGTTGCGTAGATTGCGTGACCTGTCCGTTGACATGGATACGGGGGAAGTAACAATGACCGACGAGGAAATTGCCATGAAACTTCTTGACTATGTACAGCCTTCCTATTGGCGCATCAAAGAGTTGTCAAAACTAGGCATAAACGCAGACCAGTTCTGTGAAGTCGGAGAACTAAAAACAAGCATTATCGTGCGAAAGGAAAAAATATAATGAACGATATTTACCAACAACTAACCGAACAATTCCCTCCCGAGATGGAGAAGCGCCTCAGTAAAGGTGGCGCAAGTTTGGTCTACATCCCTATTAGCGAAGTTATTACTCGTATGAATAAAATCATCGGTGTAGAAAACTGGTCTTTCATTGTCAAAGGTTGGGAACAGGTAGGAACATCAATCGTTGCTCATGTATCAGTAACAGCAACCATTTTGGGCAATACCGTCACTAGAGAAGGTGTCGGCGGACAGAAAATCAAGTTGACCAAACAGGGTGAGCCTGTTGATATTGGAGACGAAGTTAAGGGTGCCGTTTCAGACGCTTTGAAGAAAGCGGTTCAAACGCTTGGCATTGGTTTGTATCTTGCACGGTCTTATGAAGCGATGGAAATTGAGCAGGCGCTTGACGCACCGATTGCCCTTCCTGCTCCTACCGTCTCTCCAAAGTACACACAGTTCAAGTCTTTACTTGAGGGTAATGACGAGTACAAATCAAAGATTAAAGATTTTTGGGGTCATTATGGTGGTGGACGACCAGTTCCAAAGCCATCAGAGTTCACTGAAGAAGAACTTGACATCCTGATTGCAGAACTACTCTCTTACAGTTTCCCCGGCGCAACAGTCGTGGAAACACCTCCTGTCAAGAAGCAGAAGAGTGTTGAGATGCCGTCGCGCAGAGATATTGACTGATGTGCTTACTGCTCCCGAATATCTTTCACCAAGTTCCATAGGAACATTTCATCAATGTCCGTTGAAGTACAAACTTTCTCGCATTGATGGAATCAAAGAACCACCAACAGAACACACGCTTTTAGGTAATTATGTTCACTCCATTCTTGAGGAGTTTTATCGTCTTGAAGCAAGTGAACGGAATGTTCTAAGCGCAAGAACATTGTTTAGAAACATTTGGGAGGATTACTCTCAAGATGTTACAAATATCTATCGCGGTAAAACAGAGAGCATTTCACAGTTCAGATTGCGTGCGCGTTACTGCGTAGAGAACCTTATGGGTATGGAATCGTCACAGACCATTGAATTTGATGGAATTGAAACTGAACTTAATCACGCTGTAAGCGGTGTGAAAATAAAAGGTTTTATTGACAGGTGGGCTATTGGTGACGGCAAGATAAATATTGGCGATTACAAGACGGGCAAAGTTCCTCAGCCACGATTCCGTGATGACAAATTTGACCAACTTTTAATTTACGCAATTATTTTGTCAGAAATAGAAGACAAAGACATTGGGACATTGGAATTGCTGTACATTAAAGACAGTGTTAAATTGACCAAAAATCCAACAAAAGAAGATGTTACACGAATAACTAACATGTTAATTGAAACAAGAAATGCCATAGATGCAAGATGCGAAACCGAGGTCTTTGAAACTAAGGTCGGAGTCTTGTGTGGATGGTGCCACTATAAACCTATATGCCCTGCATGGAGTAAGAAGAACAAATGAACGACGAATCATTCGCACGGCTAGTTGCCGACGATGTAAAAAATAAATCAACTGAAGCACAGAAAAAGTATCTTCAGTTACCTGAAAACATCAAAAGATGGAGAAGGGCTCTTGAATACCTAGATTCAAATCTTGAGGAACAACTAAAACAAATTGATGCTTTTGAGGCATCCAAACTCAAAGAATATGAACATTTGGGTGAAGAAGGAACCGCTTTAATTGCTGAGACATCAGCCAATTTCACTGCTCGTAAATCAAAAATTGAGCGATTTAACTTTTTCGTTAAAGCGAAACTTGATGAAGTATCAAGATTGAACGCTCTGTCTTCTAGTGATGATGCCTCACAAAATACCGAAGACTTTTACCGTAGGGCTATTCGTAAATGGTGGTCGCTCATGGAAGACTTTGAGATGGAAACCACTCGCATTGACGAGGCTCTCTACGCATCGCTTGATGGTAGATGGGAATTTGAAGGATTAACCCAAGATAATGTCTTCGGTGATTTTGAAGATTAAGTAGAATAGTGACTAGGCAAAGACTATTTCTTGACATTTCTTGTGTTGACGCCGCTCGTGAACGGTTGCGTCATGTGTACGACACCTTTGACACTGTTTGCTACCAATTTTCTGGTGGCAAAGACAGTACGGCAATCATCTATCTTGCAAAAGAAATCCACGAAGAACGAAACCTTGGAAAAGTAAAAGTTATTTTTCGTGACGAAGAAATGGTTAGCCCTACGGTTGTCTCTTTTGTTGAAAAAGTCAGGAATTACGATTGGGTTGACATGGAATGGTATTGCCTTCCATCGGGTCAAGAAATATGGGTTCTAGGTCGGCGTGAGTATGTTTTGCTTTGGTCTCCACAAAGAAAGACTGAAGGTCGTTTAGTTCGTGAAATGCCTGAGTGGGCTATCAAGGCAGAACACTTTGGTTTAGACCCATCAAAACCCTGTCCTAATCTTGTTGACTACTACACGATGCAGGGCAAGAAGGGTAGAACCGCATTCGTTATGGGTGTCCGTGCCAACGAGTCAATGGTCAGATACAGGTCGTGCGTACAGAAACTTCATGAAAACTACATTGTTTCACCTTTTCTTTTACAGAAATCAATACCTCTTAAATTTGCCAAAGTCATTTATGACTGGACAACCGAAGATGTCATGAAGTTCATCATTGATGAACACAAGGCTGAATATTGCGAATATTATGATTTGGCAGAATTGACAGGTAGCAACAGTCGTGTTGGAATTCCTTTACATTCTGTTGCAATTAGACGCATTGGCGATGTCGTTGCTACTGAGCCAGAGTTTTACGACCAGTTAGTTCGCTGTTTTCCTCAAATTGATGCTCAACGGAGATATTGGGCTGACTTTGATATTGAGAGTTTGATTCTGAACTATTCGTCTATGGGTTGGGATGGTGTATCTCAATGTATTGATGACCACATGCTGACACCCGGAATGCGATTGGATGCATTGAAGTTCGCTTCTGCTTTCAGAAAAAAAAGAGCAGTGGACCCATTTGGTTTCCCTCTTGAATACTTGATTAGAACGCTCTTGTTAAACGAATTTCATCAGTCAACACCAACTCCTGTCGGACCGAAAACGAGGGCACATACGATGCGTTTGAAGGCGATAGAGGCTGGCGAGGATTACTAACATGAGGAGAATTCATGGAATTAACTGAAGTTAAAAATAAAGTCTTAAAAATCCCTAAGTGGGGTTCTACAAGCATTTTAAGACCAGAGAAAATGCTTCTTAAACTTTCTCTAATTGAACATGGTTGGTTACAGCCACTAGTTGTCAGGCTCTCAGATAAAACAATTATTGACGGCTATCAGAGATATCTAATATCCATAGACGACGAAAAGTTTTTAAAAAAGTACGGCGACAAGATTCCTGTCATTTATCAAGATGTTGACGAAATTGAAGCGATGGTGATGCATGTTCGTCTAAATAGGGCGCGTGGTTCCGTCAATTCGTACGGTCTGAGTAAATTAGTGAAAAGAATTGTTGCTTCAGGTAGATATGAAGAAGACGATTTTGGAAACCTGTTCTTGATGCATGATGACGAGGTTGATTTGCTCATGTCAGACGGTCTTTTAAAGAAGAAAAATTGGCAGAAATACGAATATTCTCGTGCTTGGGTTCCGATTGAGGTACCAAAACCCGTTGTTGAGGACACTGTTTTGATTGAACGCCCTCCAAACGCCGACCGTTAGGGAATACAAATAGTCAGTATGTGGTAAAATTCCAAGTACCCCTTTCAGGAGATTACTGATGCCACGACCAAGAACGACTGAAGATGTTGAATTCCGCACAGATGTTGATAGTGCTGGTGATGTTGTTCGACGTGCTCGTTTTGTCCGTCGTCCTCGCCGACAAGGTGGTCGGAATGTTCCGGGAAATGCTCGTTACTATCGTCGTCGTCAGGCTGAACTTAACGCCGCTAGACGGCAACGCCGTGGCGCTGTAGCAGGAGCGGGTAACGCAGCCCGTCGTGGACGAGCCGCCGAGCGAACAGCAAGAGGTGCAGGTCGTGCGGGTCGTAATGCAGGCAATCCTCGTACTGTAACTCCTCGTAGCACTGGTGGAAATGCCCGTCGTGGTGGTGTCCGTGGCGCTCTCGCCCGTGCCGCTCGGGGTCTCGCCAACAGACTCGAAAGACGTCGTTCTCGTCCTAAACGATAATCGGAGGTAGCCAATGGCTTTGGTGACGGTTTCCGATCTAAAGACTTACATGGACATTAGTTTTTCCAACAGACAAGAAGATGCTGCTCA